CATACAGCAAAGCGATGCTTATAAAAAATTAACTGATACTGGTAGAGATGTTAGAAACATTTACTATGGTGAAGTAATTAGTCTCGATGACCCAACCGATGGTGGTATTATAAAAGTTAAAATTTTAGGTCTGGATAATCACATTACTGATTTAGAGAAATTACCCAATTGTTATCCAATGATTCCAAAATTTTTTCACGTCTATCCTCAAGTGGGCGAAATGGTTAGAATTTTTATTGAAAACATAAAATTTCCGCAAAGGGGAAGATTTTGGGTGGGTAGTATTATATCTCAACCACAAAGAATTGGGTATGATTCAATATATACGGCATTGTCAACAACCAATATGGCATTGACTATACCAGAACCAGCACCCTCAACATATCCAGATGCCGTTGGTGTTTATCCAACAAAGGAAGAAATTGCTCTTGTTGGGAGAGTGAATACTGATATTATTCTTAGAAACAGTCAAGTTGAACTTCGTGCAGGTAAACATGAGAACGATAATGTTTTAAAATTAAATGTTAGAAATCCAGCAACGCTTAGTCTGACGTTTGAACAATTAGAAGAAAAAGAGGAATATTATAGTAATACACTAATGCTTAGTGATAAAATTGCGCTTATTTCACACGATGGCAACCCCAAGTTCAAGGCGGTGAGAATAACACCTGAAGAAAGAGTTAGAATCTTTGAACAAGGACACCCAATTGCAAGAGGCGATGTTTTAGTTGAAGCATTAAACATTATTAGAAATGCACTTATTGGGCATATTCACGGATATTCTGCGCTTCCTGCGGATAAGAACTCATTAATAAATGATTTAGAGAAGATTAATTTCGAAAGTATTCTTCAAAAAAATGTTGTTACAAACTAATTATTCTGTATCTTTACCACATGAATGATTTTCAGTCGATCACATCTGATTTAATTACGAGTTTCAATGATCTTGTATATTATGATGAACCACATAAATATTTTTTAGGTGGACAAGAACTAATTTCAGTCACCACATTAACACACAAATACAAAGAACCGTTCGAGGGAGATTATTGGTCTAATTTTAAGGCAGAACAATATGGTGTCGAACAGTACAAGATACAAAGGGCATGGGACTTTATTAATAAAAAGGGGACACTTAAAGGTTCACTCATTCACGACTACGCAGAAAATAAACTTCTCAATAAGGTCTTCAAATATCCCAAGGAACAAGTCATCACAGAATTCGGTTTCGATCCCATTTGGGTGGAATATAAAAAGACCAAGAGGCATGTCGATAATTTTCTTCGGGCAAGTAAGGGAAAATTAATTCCAGTTTGTACAGAATTAGTAATGTACGATAAAGAATCTCTTATTGCGGGGATGGCAGATTTGATCTTTTGGAACGTTCGGGATCAGGAATTACAGATTTGGGATTGGAAGACGAACAAATCCTTCTCTAAAGAGTGTAAAGAGCGTCATTTAACCGATATGTTCTGCACTCTGGAGGAATGTGACCTTGAAGAGTATTCACTCCAATTAGAGGCTTATAAGTACATTCTCGAAAAAAATACAAAATACAAGTTTGGAAAGTCATTCTTGGTTTGGGTATCTCATAACAATGATGATTTTGAAATCATCGAAACCAAGAACAGGAAGTTCTATATTAATGAAATGGTACAAAATAGAATTGCAGAATTAGCTGCATAAAAAAACTCGCACCATTGATGCGAGTTTTTGTTTCGTTCTGTATCTCTTATAAGTTGAGAATACATCTCCAAGGTTGTAACGTCAAAGTAACGTTTGTTAGTTCATCGTTGCCATAGTCATTTTCTCCAAAGTCAATTTCGGTAATCATACACTGCTCCAAGAACCATTTTTCAACTTCAACTCCAGTTGGGTCTAATGCTTTAAGTAAAATATTTTTCTTATAACCAGCAGCATATCCCATTCTACCTGTAAGTGATTCAGCGTGTAAACGAACCCACTCCATCAATTGTTGTGATGTAGACGGTCCAATTGGATCAAGGAACGTAACACTTAGTGCATCCCATGTATATCTACCAGAAACATAATTCATTTCGTTAACGAAAGGAATCTGAACTGGATTAATTTTCATTTTGGGTCTTGTAAATTTTTGGACCTTCCAAACTTCGATACCTAATTCGTCAGAAAATTCAGCGAAGAATCGGTTAACTCGTTTCGGTTCGTACTCAAAAGGTATCCCTCTTAATAATTCTGCCATATCTTTAATGTGTTAAATGTTAATCTTATTTTTCTATAAATACTCATAGAATTAAAAACAATACTTGAAACCAATGAATTATTATTGAGGAATTATTCCTGTGTTCATATAATACCTATACTCTTGAGCATTTAAATCAGAAACTTTTCTGACTTTAGGTGCTTCAACCACCATTTCTTCTTCAACGACTTCAATTGGTTGTTCAGGAACTTCAAGTTCTTCAACAACCACATCCTCAACAGGAGTTTCAACCACTTCTTCCTCCACTGAGATTTCAACTACGGGTTCTTCTACCACCAATTCTTCAGTCATTTCAACTTTTTCTTTAACAATATTTGATATTTGACCCAACACTGATTTTGATTTTCTTCTATTTGCCATAATATTATTTAATTAACTTAATTATTATTTTTTATAAATACTTGTAAAAGGAAAAACCGTCCCCACGTGAAACGTAGAGACGGTTTTCAAATTTTCCTTCACGGTTTATTATGCACCTGCTTCATCGAAAGATGCACCAGATGGTGTAATTGTGAAAGTGATACCAATGAATTCAACCGCTCTGGTTGGCTTCAAGAAGATTTCACCATACAATTCGTTTCTGTCACGACTTTCGGGTGTGTTATTACTATCGTCCATTTTAATTCTGAACTCTTGCAATCCTCTTTCTCTCTTAATTGTATCAAGAATAGGAGTTGCTTTTTGTAAGAATTGGTCGATTGTTGCTTGATCATTTTGTTCAAACACAAGTCTAACTGCGATGTTTGCAATAAGAACTTTAAGTTGAAGTAACAATCTACGAACATTAATTCTGTCAAGAGCACTTTCTTTAACCTGAAGAGTCTTTTGACCAAAGATTGCTGTTCCTGCATCTGCAAAGTCAGCCATTGGGTTGATTCTACCTGAATAAAGAATATCACGTGCGTCAAGAGATAACTTATATTTAGATTTTCTTGCATCGGTTACACCACGTTGTAAACCTGCTGGTGCAAACCAAGGGAATGCAGTATTATCTGTGTATGCCATCGCTTTGAATACTTCACCTGTTGGTGGAATATAAACGTTGACGTTATTTTGAGCATCTCTCATTTGAATATATGGGAAGTAAGTTGCTGCGTAACTTGAATCAATATTTGCCAAGTCAAGCAATTCAACAATACCTTCCGATGCAAGAACATCTGGCTTACCTTCACCAATCTCAACTGTGAATGTGATATCTGGTGAATCAATAACATAAAGAGTATCGGTTCTGTCATTTTCAACCATATCTAATGTGTTTTGAATCAAGATATTCTGCTCACTCCAGTTAATACCCGGTGTGCCAAGTAAATTAATTGTTACTTCTTCTGGATTAGCATATGTTTCAATTGCAGTTTGCCATGCTTGGAAGTCATTTTTTGGAATAACATTTGATGCAACACCGTCCCAAATTCCAGTTTGCTGGAATCCGTCAATGTTTGAACGACCATTTCTATTTACATCCCAACCATCAAAACCGCCTGTTGGAACAAGAACAAACTTTCTTGTTTGAATATTCCAATATGTGCTTGTTGGATCAGTAACATCAGATACTGTTTGGAATGGACCTGCACCAACTTCGAATTGACCGATAAGTGAAGTTCCATCGTAATATACTCCAGTTGCACCTGAGTCCATATGGAAACCGTATGATTTTGTAAAACCACTTGCAGTATTTCCACCATCATTTTTCCAACCGTTGAAGTTGTAAAGATTTTGATCAATACCTGTACCAGAAAGACCAGTACCGCTATATCCTAATTCTGAAACACCCAAGTATGCTCTACTAATTCTTTCATTCTCGTCATATTCAGTTTTGTAGTAAACTGCTGGTGCTACACTTCCACCACCAAAATCTGGTTGTTCAAACCC